GTACAAGAGGAAGCCGGGCTGGTGGTGGCTGGTCGGGAGGCGGATTTTGCCGCAGAACTGAGTCGCTGCGCAGGGCTTGAAATTACCTAGAGGGCTAGGTTGCGCTAGCCAGCCAAGGCGGCGTATCTTTTCCTACAAAACAGAATGCGTAAATGACTGATCAAGACGCTGACAGATACCCTTCTCCCCAGTCACGGCAACGCTTTGCGCAGACAATCCTCATCTGGCGCACCAAGGCTGGTTGGGCTCACGACACCATGGACCGCTGGGGCGAGGCAGCAGGCTTTACCCGTGTGCGCAACAGCGTTTTTAGCAAACTTGAGCGCGGGCTGGTCGTTCAGCCCAAGCCGCTGACCTTCATTCAGCTCGGCATCGCCAACGATCGCCTTGCTCGCAAGGACTATGGGCTGATCCCCGATCGCCGCCTGCGTGAGCTAGTGCAGGCCCAAGTGCCGATCACTGATGAGCACGGCAACCCTTGGACGGAGACTGACTTCTTTGGCCATTTCTGCGGCACGATTGCCGCACCATCATGGGCCAACCCGCCGCAGCTAATGACGCCACAGCAGGCCGAGGAGCTAAGCCTGCAGCAGCGCGAGATGTTCACCAAGTACGCCAAGGACATGATGCTGCCTCCGGCGCAGGCATTTGATCAGCTGCAACCGCATTGCAAGGGCATGAGCCCTGAGCAGGTAAGAACATTCAAAGAGGTCCTGGGTGGGTGGCACATCTGGACGCCCCAAGAGCTGGAAGACCTGACCGACGCAGCAAGGACAAACACTGCATCACAGGCGCTGCTGATGTGGTGCGATGCGGATGACTTATGCGGCAAGCTTCGAGAAATGCGCCCTGACTAGCTCAAAATAGCTTGACTTGTAGGGTGCGCTAGCAGTATGGTTTGAGGGTAGTCAGGCCTAGCCCATGCCGTCACCTGTTTCAGTGCCAGAGCCTGCGGGCTCCCCCTTGACCGCTGCCTTGGTGGCATTCCACCAAAACGTGGCCACCATCCATGAATCCAGCACCGCTCAATACGGTGCCTACGCTGACCTCAGCACAGTCCTAGGCGCGATCCTGCCGGCGCTCTCCAAGCACGGCATCCGTCTCTCCCAGACCTTTCAGCCTTGGGGTGATGACGGCACCGCCATGCTGCTGGTCACGAGCTTAAAGCACATTTCCGGCGAGGAGGAGTCCTCGCGGCTGCCGTTGGTGCGGCCTACCTCCAGCCGTGGCAATGCCGTTCATGACTGGGGTGGTGCCGTCACCTATCAACGCCGTTACGCCATCCTCGCGATTCTTGGCCTGGCCGCTGGCATTAAGGATGACGACGGTGATGCTTTTAGCACCGCAGCTCCTAGCGCTAACTTAGGCCACAACAGCGCTAGCACGAACTTAAAAGCAGAGCTGCCTAAGGCCGGCAATGGTGTCAAAACGGGACCTGTCGCCGCTGGGCCTAGTGCCATCCCTGGTGACGAGCTGGAGCGCATCAAACGCGCAATCGTCAACCTCACCGCTGATGAGCGCTCGGCCTTGGTCGCTGCCTTCCGCAAGAAGTTCAAAACCCCAGACGGTCAAGGCATTGCGGACTACATCAAAACCACCGAGCACGCCGATTTTCTGACCCTTCATTTAAGCCATGTTGCTGGAGTCAACTGATGACCATCTCAGCGTCGCCCTCAATCACATCACCATCGCACTCAGCCAGCTCAGCGAAGACGACAACGAAGCCTTCGCGCAAGCCGCCTTTGAATCACGCATCACCCGCTACGGCAGCCACTGCCGCCGCAAAGCCCTGCTTCAGCGCATCCACGCCGACCTCCATTGCCTCGTCAGTGAAGCGGCTTAAGCGCGAGGCCTTTTTCATTCAGCACGGCATCACTGGCGAGTATCTCTGCGGGATTGAGAACGGCAAACCTCAGTGGACGGCCAATCCGCACCAGGGGTTTCCGTTCTGCACCATCGAAACGATCAGTGCCAACATCCGCCAGATCTGGGACTTCTACAACGAGCCACACGCTCGGGTGAGTGCTGTCACCTTTTGGGCGGATCCCGCCCATCCAACCCTCTGGCACGTTTGCTCGCATGGCTAGGCCTAACAAGCGCTACGGCAGATCCAGCGAATCCCACCAGCTACGCGCTGGGCTGGTCGGCAACCATAAGAGCTGCCGCGTCGGCATCCACCTCTGGCCTGATGCGTATGCGCTGCTGGCCGCTGATGCCGATGCCCATGGCCTAACCCTCAGCGGGATGGGCCATCACATCATCCGCAACCACTACCAACTCCCTCCACTTCCCTGACATGGCAGACACCGCTTTTACTGCTCGCTTCCGTTTGATGCACAACACCATGCGCACAGGCGATCGCTCACCAGAGCAAAACCTCGTCATTGACTTCACCCCAGAGGATGCCATCGCGGCAGCCAGTTACCTGATGACTATGGCTGAGAACGCCGAAGCCAATGGCACCACCGTCCGGGTTTACACAGGCAAAAACAACTACGCCGAGGTGACCGGGTTTTCCCTGTGGGGTGGGCTGTGGGGCAACAGCGGCAAGATCAGCCCGCTGAAGCCTGATTCGGTCTCGGCTGCGGCGCCCTTCTGATGAGCAACTGCCACCCTCGCACTGAGCAGGCCAAGGTTGATTTTCTCGAGACTTTGTACGTCGCCGCTGGTCGGAAGCAAACAAGTCACCCTGATCACGGCCTCTACACCGGGCTGTATCAGAACTGGTACAGCCTGCAGCAACGTGCCGCAGACACCAACGAAGAACTCGCTCCCTAATGCAGTGCTCTCAGTGCCGTGGCACTGCCCTCCGCATCCTGCAGTCCCGTCGTAATCCCTCCGACAACAACAGCCCTGTCATCCGGCAACGGGTTTGCAAGGCCTGCAGCCAGCGTTGGTTCACTGCTGAAGTGCCCATCCCCTCATTCACCGTCACCCAAGGCACCTGCGGGCACTTCCGCACCAGTGCCCTCATCCAAGTTCACAACACAGTCGCCGCATGACTGACACCCAGATTCAGGCTGCCTTCCTTGATTGGTGGAAAGACAGCTACCCGATGCTGCCGCCTAACCCACGCACCATCGAAACCCATGTGGCCTTTGCCGCTCACATCCAAGCCATGGCCGAACTGCTGGCGGAATACGACGCCAACAAAGTCCCAGAATGATGCGCTGCCAGCAATGCCGAGGCATTGATTTCAAGGTCATCGAATCCCGCCTCTTGCTCTCCGGTACACGCCGCCGCCGCTGGCGCTGCAACAACTGCGCCAATCGCTGGACAACACGTCAACACGGTGCCAGCCCGCCGCGTGAGCGCCGGCTAATGAAGCCGCGTTTGCGTGGTGGCGTTCGCACCCTAACCAATGCCGAAGCGGCCAGCATCATGCTCTCGCCAGCCACCGTCCGTGAGCTGGCCAAGCAATACGACATGACGCACCAATCCATTTCCGCAATTAAGAGCGGGCGAAACTATCGTGATGTCTTCGGCGCATTAGGCCTGAGCCGCAAAGGCTGTCACTCCTGTCAGCACTGGCGTAATGAGGGCTGCTCGTTTGATTTCCCTGAAGCTGGCGGAAGCTTCTCTAAACATTGCACGCTGTATGAGCCGCACGAACATTGACAGCTTTGGGCAGTTTCTCAATGATGCAGGACGCATCACTCTGCTCACCGCTGATGAAGAGATCTATCTCGGCAAGCGGGTGCAGGCCATGCAGGCTTTGAAATCCGAGAAGCCACGCGGACCCTACGGCAAGATTCAAACAGCTACCTTGCGGCGCGGCCAGCGTGCCAAAGAGCGGATGGTTAATGCCAACCTGCGGCTGGTCGTCAACATTGCTCGCAAGTATGCCGCTAAGAACCAGCACACGGGCTTGACTATTGACGACCTCGTGCAGGAAGGCTGCATCGGTCTGATGCGAGCGGTAGAGAAGTTTGACCCAACCCGTGGCTACAAGTTTTCCACTTATGCCTTTTGGTGGATCAAGCAAGCCATGACGCGGTTTCTGAATCAACGCAGCCGCATGATCCGCCTGCCGCATCATGTGGCCGACAAAGCGCAGCAGCTCAGCAGGACGATGCAAGATGAGTCCATTCGGTTGGGGCGGGCGCCCACCCGCGAAGAGCTGGCGGTTGCGCTTAACATCAAACGCGAGGAGCTTGAGACGCTGATATGGCGGGGCGCACCGGTGCTGTCGCTTGACGCCGTGGTGACGGATGACTACTCCAGCGCCTTAATTTCAATAGTGGCAGACCCGGTGTCGCTGGAGCGGGACGACGATGACATCCGCCAGCAGATCGCGCTCAACAGCCCGACGCTGGCGGAGTGCATTGCCCGCCTTACGGAGCGGGAGCGCTACGCCGTGATCCGCCACTTTGGGCTGGATGGCGCCGCACCGGACACCATGATACAGATCTCCAAGGTCTTCGGGCTCTCCAGAGAGCGGGTGCGCCAGATCGTCACCAAGGCTCAGCGCAAGCTGCGCTTCTACCTCAGTCAGGCGGTGGCGCCTCCGACTGAGGCATTATTGAATAGCCGTAAACGCGCAGCATCCACCGAAGCGGGAACGGTAGAGAAGCCGCTGTTTGCCCTGAAGCGAAAACTTGCGGAGGAGCTGGTGCGGGATCAGCAGCTTTTACCTGAGTTGGTAATAGGGCAATGACGGCCTCCAGTTCGGCGACGTGGTGGACGGCCTTGCGCAAGATGCTGTCTTTGAGTGCCAACTGCTCCAGCAGCGAGCAGCAGAGTTCGGCAACGCTGTTAGGTTCGGCTGAGATGTTGCTGCGTATGATGCGCTTGCCCTTTTCGATCTCGAAGGCGGCGGAGTCCGTGACCTCCGGGATGAACCACTTGGCTAGGGCCATGGGGAACCTAGGGCGATGCGTGGCTCCACATAGGTTGCCTATGGAGGCGGAAGAGCCGTCTGCCGAACTGGTGCGCACACCAGATGGGGACGTGTGGCGTGTGTGCGGGCTTAACTACTGCACGGAGCACGCGCAGCGGTGGCAGGCCGAAGTCATGCACCAGTGCTTGCGCACCGCCAAGGGGCTGCCGGCTTCGCCGTTTCAGTAATCCCAGACGACCTTCGGTCGACCAGCGCGGATGCCGGTGTGGATGAAGCCCCTAGACGCACCCAAGCCGATGCTGTAGGGCCAGTTTTTGACGCACCAATCTTGGACAGTCTTAACGGGTACGCCTTGGATGTACCAGTCAACGGCGCCACACCCCGCCTTAAACAAGTGCTCCGAGTTCTGGGCGCCACCGACCGATTGGTTGACTGCTGGTGGCCGGTGACAGCTCGTGATGATCACTGGCTTGTTACCGAACTGTGCGCGGGCGTTCTCTAGGAAGGTGCAGAGTTCGGTGGCGATGTCACATTGAGCCTGTTTCGTAAACCGGCGGCGCTCCTCGTTCAGCGTCAGCTCGCCGTAGGCGATGTGGGGCGTGATGAGGGTGGAGAACGGCGAGGAGGGCGTGAACTTTGGTGCCGGTTGTTGCGGCACCCAGCTGGTGCCTGTGAACAACGCCACCTCAGCGGCGCGGCGGCGCTTGAGGCCAAGTAGGACCGCTTCACCAGCGCGGCACCACTTCGGCAGCTCCTCGCGCACGACGATGGCGGCAGCCTCACCAGCGTTGATGCGTTTGCGCAGGGTGCTGTCTTCAACTGCGCCTAGGCCTACGTTGTAGGCCCATGAGATCAATGCTGCCTGCTGATTGCCGCCGTAGTTAGCGGATGCTGGGATCAATTGATGCAGCCTTGCGGCATAGCGATGCACCTCAGCCTGCAACAGCTCATCAGCTAAATCTTGGCTGATCTTGTCACCCTCGCGCACAGGTGCGCCGTTGACGTTGGTTGCGCCCCAGCCAATGGTCCACACACCGGCAGGGCACTTGTAGGAAGTCAGCCTGCAGCCTTCCCAGGCTTTGATGATCTTCTCGGCTGAAGCCAGGTAGAGCGGCTCCGGCTTTTTACCGCCTTGGCTCCATGTGCGGAACCATGGTTGGCTTCTGTCGAGCAGGGAGGCATCCGCCTTCAGCATCGCCTCCTGAAGCTCGGTGATCGCTGCCATTTGGTGCGGCAGCCCGTGCTTGTAGAAGCGGAACAGATCAGATAGCCGTACTGGGTTGCTCATCGCTTGAAGTTGCGCAGTGCTGCCCGCAGCGGGTCGTAGAGGCCCAGAACCGCCTCGATCTGGGTTTCGGTGGCGCGATGGTCAGTAGCCGATGCAATGGCTTGCGCCACCACCGACTCCACCACCATCGGCGCCGGCTTCATGCTCAGCACCTGGGGCAGGTCAGCGTCGAGGCGCTCATACACCTTGGGCAAAGCGCGGCGTAGGGCCTCGTCCATCGCTGCTTTTAGCAGCGCTTTGGCAAGGCGAATCAGCAGAGTTTTCATGGTGCGGGAGACGATTTGACGAGGATGGCCAGCAGCGCAGCAGGTGCAGCTGTCACTGAGCCTTCAAGGCGTCCGCGACTGTTGTCACATTCGCCAGGGCGCTTGAGTTCGCAGTTGATCAAGTCACCAGCGAACAGGCCAATGCCGCTGGCGTAGAAGCCCACCACTGCGCGGATGATGAAGCTGCGCTCATTCATTAGAGCCTTTCTCCAGTCTGCGAATGCGCCCTTCGTGATCATCTAAAACTTCTTCCAACCGCTCCACATCACGGCTAAGCTCCACGCGCATGGAGCTGATCTGATCCACGACCTGTTGCAGGCCTTTCTCAAGTGCCACGCGCATTCCGGCGTGTTCGGTGCTCAACCTCCAAAGGGTGCCGACGATGGCAACGACGCCCGCAACGGCTAAGGATTCGACCACTGGAGCAGAAAAGCTTCGCGCTCTTTAAGCTGCCTGCCATGAAAAAGCCCCCGCATTGCTGCAGGGGCCAGATCCCACTTTTCCCCCTTAGGCGGTTTCCTTTGAGTCTTCAGTCGAACTTGCCTTGCGTCGCCCTGAGGTTTTGGCAACCACTTCTTTGCGCTCTTCAGCGCTTAAAGTCCAGCCATTGCTCAAGGCTTCCATCAGCTCCAGCCGGCTAGGGGCCAGATAAGTGGCCCCCGTTTCCGGGTGGTTGAGAGTGATGGGATAGGCCGACATCACTTGAAGATGTAGGCCACGGCAGTGGCAGTACCAGGGCTGCCGGTTTTGGTCAGCACGCCACGAACCGTTGTGGCACGACCGCCCAGACGGTGGGTCACCTCAGCGCCAGAAAACGGCACCTCAATGGTCTTGGCAGTGTTGGGAAGCACCACCGACTCAATCGCCACATAGGAGCCCGAGGCGGTTTTCGCCTCAAAGGTTACGGTCCACTCAGCAGTGCCAGCGGTGTAAGAGCTGTAACCCTGAGAAGCGATAACCACTTTGCCAACGTCAATTGACGAGGCATCAAACGTCACTGCATCACCGTTGGTGGTGGCAGAGACAGCGCTAACGGACAGCAGTTGAAGCACAGCGTCGCGCAGGTAACCCCGCCGATCGCTCATTCCAGTTGCAACAGGCATTAGTCAATCCTCAATGAGGTGGAAAAGAACAGATCAAGCGGCAACCGCAGCATTGGTGACACCAGCCAGACGGGCAATCGCCTGAGGGTGGAACACCGCCATGCCGAGATAGGCCTCAACGCGGATCCGACGCACCGGCTTGGTGTCGATCTCGCCCAGGTCACGCACCCCGATGCCACCGTTGGTGATCAAGGTGGCGCCATTCACGCCAGCTGCCACGCAGTAGACGGAGCTGCAGACGCTGCTGCTGCCACGGGTTTCGTTGAAGTCCAGGATTTGAGCCCCGGTCTCGTCGTAATCCACATCGATGATGGGGACACCGTTGTAGGAATACTGCTGACGACCCAGGGCATCCTGGCCGTACTGCAGATTTCCAACAGCAGAAGCCACGCGGTTAGCAGCCGAAAGGCGACGACGCAGCGCACGGTTCATAATCAGCACAGGGCTGCCCACGGTTTCGTCTACCGCATCGATCAGCTCTTCAAGAGCAGCAAGGCTCAGGCCTGCGCCATTGTCAGCGTTGAAAATCAGCTGAGAGGAACCGCTAGGGATCCGTGCCTGCAGACCATCGAACTCGTTGACGTTGGTGGTGGAGTCGCCCTTGATCAGGGTCTTCTCCAGCTTCAGGCGAGCGGCCTTCACCTTCATCGCCACTTGAGCGGTGCGGATTTCAGGGCCTTGCATGGCCTCAAGTGCCAGGTCGATGTCCACATCGCCACCAAAGATCTTGAGCGCTTCGGATTGGGGATTGATGATCCCGGTGGACTCGCTGTAGGCCTCGTTCACACCACGAAAGCCGATCCCAGGCAGGGTCTGCTCTTGGTTGTAGTGGATGCCGGTGCCAGCAACGGTGAGCTGGGGCATAGCTGCATAGAGCTTGCCCTCGCGGAAGATGTCAACGATTCCCGCTTTGAGGGAATCCTGCCGGCCAAGCTTGCCGGCCTCAACGGTAGTGAGTGCCACGGTTCAGAAAGATTGTGTGGAAGGTGTCTGCTGGCTTCGCGCCACAAGACAGGCCCCACATCGCGTGAAAGCCGTTCTATTAGTTGCCAGGCCGATACGGCTTCGCCAGTTGCTTGTGCTCGTCAATCAGACCAGCCTTTTGAAAGAACCGGCGGGCGTGAGCAGGGTCTTTGTGCCGCTCCAGGAATGCGTTGACTTGAATCAGGTTTCTTGCTCAGGATCAGGCGCAACCCCCTGTCCCTCAGGTTCCGGCCCCCAGGCGCTGTACTCAGGGCTGGTGACGTAGGCCGCCAGCTCGGCGGTATCAGCCGTGGCGGCAATGGCGGTGATCTTCTCGCCGGTCTGCAGGCGATAGAGCTGACGCAGTTCCTTGACGGCTGGATCCATGACCGTGCCGTTGTCAGCCTCGCGCACCACCATCCAGTCGGTAGGCGTTAGCAACGTGCACGCGGTGGTGCGGGTTTGTTGGGTCCACTGCTCGACCAGCTGAGCGTGGTCCTTGGGCAAGCCTGGTTCCCAGTAAAAACGCTGGTCATACGGCTCGGGGTCAGCCACCTCGGTGATGCCAATGGCGGCACGTTCTTCAGGCGTGGCAAGCCTGAGCCAGTTACTGGGGTACTGCGTTCCGTCCGCCGTGGTGAACGCTACGTCCGGTGAAAGTGGCTTGCCGTTAAGAATAAACATGGGTCTAAGGCGTTAGTTGAAGTTTAGGCAGGGTGGCTAGGCTTGTTCACTACTCACACAGCTCAGGTGCTAATACCCAACTTGTAGTTCCTTCATCCCACACATAAATTTTACCGTCAGTTGGATAAGGTACAGGCGAGTCCCAGCGACAGGTATCCTCATTTAAAACCCAAGACGCATAAGGTTTTGGCGGAACAAAAGCGTTGCGGCATGGATCAAAACTATATCCAACGCCTGCATAATTTTTATAAATGCGTCCATTGTAACTGGTTTGAATCCACTTGGTGTGCTCACCGTAAAGGCTTTGGCAAAATTGTTCACCAAGCCAGTCGCATTCAACTCCTAAATTGTTTTTTAAGACATCGTTATTTACCACAATAACTTGTTCTACAATCCAGTTTTTGTTTACCCGTGCGAAGTGTGCCATTAGAAAATAATGCTCCCAGATGAAGTAAATGTATAGATACGATAACCACCTGTGACGGTAATCGTCGGACTGCCTGTGGTGGTTGCTGCGGCATAAGTATCTGCATAACGGATGATTACAATCCCAGAACCACCGGCACCACCTGCAGCAGGAATAACGCCATCTTGCCCCCCAGCGCCGCCGCCGCCGCCGCCTGTGTTAGCAGTGCCAGCCGTTCCATTTCTGGTAGACGTGCTCGAAAAGGCTCCGCCAGCGCCGCCGCCGCCAGTTCCTCCTGAACCTGCAGAAGCAGTGGTATGAACACCACCGCCGCCGCCACCTGCTCGTGTTACAGAGGATCCCGTGATAGAAGAAGCTGTGCCTGCTCCACCAGCACCTCCTTGAGAACCTGCGCTCACACCTCCAGAGCTTGCGCCGCCACCGCCGGCACCCCATTTATTGCCTGAATTGCCAGAGCCACCATTTGTTCCTTGTGCAGGGGAAGTATTGGGAGTATTTCCTGTGCCAGAGGTTGTTTTAACGCCACCGCCACCACCGCCGGATCCGCCACTGCCGGCAGTAGCTCCTGGATTTCCACCGCTGCCAAAACCGCCGCCTGCAGCAATGGTGGAGTTAAATTCTGAATCAGAACCTTTTGTGGCATCTGCTGGAGAACCAGCTGTTGTACCACCAGCGCCACCACCACCAACTGTAACTGTATATGTGGTTCCTGTAGTTAAAGATTGAGACGTCAGTTCTCTATAACCACCTGCACCGCCGCCACCTCCGCAAGCATGACCACCTCCGCCACCACCACCTGCAACAACTAGGTAGTCAACAGTAATTGGCTTGGCAGTTGACGCTAACAATAATGCAATAGCACTTCCTGGAATGCTCATGGTGCAACCTCCAACTTATTTTGAATACTGCCGTTGAATTTCAGCGAACGTTCGATCTTGTACTGCGGTGTTCCGCCAGCAGCAAGCAGGTTATTGACGCTTCCAGGTACTCCCATGATTAGCCCAGGTTGGTAATCAGAGTAGCCGTGATTGCAGTCGTGGACTGAACTGAGTACACCAAGCAATCTCGGGCACTGGCGGTAGTCGTAAGCGTCGGCGCGGTTCCTCCGGTAAAGTCCCACGCACTGCCATACGCTAGCGTTCTACTTCCTGTGCCATCTTGCGTAATCCAAATCGCTCCTGACTGCCCAGCCACCAAGTTGGTTGGGTTGGCAAGTGTTCTCGATCCACCGAGCGTGACCGAAAAATTATTTGCCAGGCTGAAATCTGCGGTGATCGTGGCGGCATCGGTCAACGCCGTGATCGCCCCACGCTGCGCTGCCGTGTAGGTCTGCGTTACGTCCGTCTTGGCGGTGTCGGCGTCATAGGCCTGGACGCTGACGCCAATCGCCGCATCGTTTAGCAGGTCATCGACATCCACCACCTGAGTGCTGGACTGGAGCTGATCAACCTTGACTTTTCCGAAGGCCATTAGAAAACCACCCAGGTAGCGTTTGCAGGAACGGTCACTGCGTAAGTGGCAGCAACCTCAACCGGGCCAACGGAGACCCCGTTGAAGCCGGTGCTAAGCGTCAGGTTGGCGCTGATCACCTGAGCGGTTTCAGCGATTGGCTTGCTGCCCCCGCCAATCTCAACGATGCTCTCGGCGCCGTCGTTCTTCTTAAAAAACGCCTTCCCGTCGTAGGTGTTGAGCGCAAGTTCGCCCAACGCCAGGTCGCTGGTCGTTGGAACCTTGCCGGGCACGGCGCTGCGTTTGATCTTGATTGTTTGTGCCATGTGGCTTCCCGTTGGTTGCTATAAAGCTGGAATCAGTTCAAGTCGGCTGGTTTAATGCCCTTCAGGCATCAGAACGTGCCGCCATCCACCACTTCCACCGAAATGGTGACAAAACCATTGCCGGCGTCCTTGATCCAGCTCAGGCTGCTGTTAAGGCGGATCACGCCATCGGTGCCGTCAGTGCCGTAGATGTAACCGGCGGTGCCGCCGCTCACGATCGCCACCTTCTCGTCAGTGTCGCTGTCGGGGATGTTGAGCGCTGTTTTGAAGCTGTTAAAGGTGATCTTCTTTTCTTTCTGGCCGCTGCTCTCGCTGGCATCGTGGATGAGGATCAGATCCTCGGCGCCGCTGATTGCGCTGAGAGTGGTCAGGTCATCAACAGCAGGCACCACCGTCAGCTTGGTGGTGGCATTGGTGGCGACGTGAAGCGTTCCGCGATCGGTGGTGATGTGCGGCTCACCGGCCAACATCCCGGTGGTTGGCAGATTGGTCTTAAGACCCCGCTTGAGCTGGAGGCGTGCCATTAGGTCACGGTGAGCGTTGGCCTAACTTGCCCGCCCTAGCGCTAGTTAAACGTGCCCCCATCCACTGTTGGCACCCATTCGGCCTGATAGTTGGCAGTGCCGTTCTTCAGCAGCACGTTGCCAACTGCACCACCTGTAGGCAGCGGCGCACGATCGCGTGCCTCAAAGGTGTCTGCTGTGGCATCCCAGGCCAGCACCGAATCCTCGATCAGCCCCGTGGTTTCCACATCCGTGAGATCAGCCAGGCCCAGTGACACATCGCCCGTCTGCCCGTTGACACTTTGCACCACCGACGTTTGCGGCAGCACCACATCCACGATCTGCCCATCCTTCGGCAGGGGGATGCGCAACTGGGATTGACGCCGTGGGCCGATCCCTTCGGTGACGGCCAAAATCAACGCCGTGGTGCCAGCAAACAGCGACTGCACCAACGTGGTGGCGCCTGCAATGTCACCACCGCCCCAGTCGATTAGAAAGACATTCCATGTCTCCAGAAATGGGCTGTTTCTGTATTGCTGCTGCGCTTCTAAGTCCGGCACGCTGCTGATCACTACCTCCAGCCCCGTGACAGTCAGACCAGCAGGCAGCCCTTCGCCAGGATCCCGCACCACCAACGCGGGGGTGCTGCTGCCATTGGCCAGGGTGTAGGTGCCGAGGTGATTGGTGAGAGCCGTGGCCAGGGCTCCCCGTAGCGCCAGGATGTCCACGCCTTTTAGCTTGAACTTGCCCCTAGCAGCTTTTCGCTGCGGTCTTGGTTCACCAGCAGCACAGCCGCTTCAAAATGCACCGGCTGAAGGTTGGCCGGTAGCTTGAGGCGATAGCTAAGCAGGGGCCGGTCTACATCCTGCAGCTCCAGCACGGTGCCCGGCTGGTGCCCTTTGGACGCCAGGAACACACGCAGGTTTGCACCTTCCCAGCTTGGGGCAACAGCAACCACCGTTCGATCATAATTGACGAGGGCACGGATCTCTGGCACCTCTGCATCCACACCAGAGCGCTTAAGCACATCTCGCCAGATGCCCATCAACAACGGCGGTAGCTTTTCCTCATGGCGTAGTGCTAGGCAGATGTGCGCCACCACAGGCGGCAGCTCATCGCCCTCCTCTTTCTTCTCCTGCTCAGAGAAGAACAACCAATCGCGGTAGCTGGTCGCTTTGCTCTTGCGGGCATCGCGGTTGATGTTGAACAGCAGACTGCTGATCTGTGCCCCCTGCATCTCCATTAGCTGCGCTTCGCCGCGCTCCAGCTCCAGCAGTCGCCGATGAGCCGCCAAGACCACTTGCACCTTCTCTTGGCCAAAGGTCGAGCGGTGGAACTGGCCGGGGAAGGCACGGCACAACGCCCAGAACAGGGCGCCCCAATCTATGCGGCTTGGTTTCCAGTCCCCGGCCGCTGCTTTTTTATTTCCTCTTCAGACGGTGGCGCTGCGCTGTCGGGTTCTTGCCCCTGGCGCTCTTCTTCAAAGAAGGCGAACAGGCTATCAAGCAATGGCTGAGGCAGCTTGAGCGTGTCTTGACTGCTCCAGTTGGGGCGATCAAGGCGGTTCTGGATTAAGGCGGTGACGCTGGCGAGCATCCGCTGGCGACCGCGTTGGATCCAGCTGCGAGTCAGCTCGGCAATCTGCGGCAGGTACTTCAGCCGAATCGCATCCTGCTCAGCGCGCAGGGTGCTGCCAACTGCAGCAGCTTCCACCAAGGCATAGGCCTCTGAAATGCTAATCTCCTGCTCAGCGCTGATCTGCTGTGCCAACTTGGCGGCGATCACCACCGCTGGGTCGTTGTCGGCGCTTAGGTCACTGACAGCGATCACCTCAGCGACCTGCAGCGAGCCCAGTACAGGCAGCTCCAGGATGCCGGTGCTCTTGGTGCCGATCCTGCGACTCTTGCGTTTGGTGGGCGCAACAACAAAGGGAAGATCGAGGCTCATGCGCTCAGGCCATAGTTGATCTTGTCCAGTGCGCTCATCCCCTGCAGGGTGCCGGAGGTAAGGTTTCCGCTGCCGCGCATCCCGCCGCCGTGACCGTTAGAGGTGGGTGCAAAGAAATGGCCATAGACCGAATGGGTCTTCAGCTGCTCCAGGTAGGCGACAGGGGTGAGTGGATCACCGTTGTCGGTGAGCATGGCCTCGCCTTTGGCGTTGACCACCTGCACCTCGCCCGTGTCGCTAATGGCAAAGCGACTGCCTACGGCGCCCATCAGGGCATCGAAATAAGTCGTGCCATCTTCAGCGCCACCTGTCCGGCCACCAGCGGCCTGAAACGCATTGGCGAGGGCCTGCTTGCGGTACAGCTCGGTCTTCTCGGCCAGCACCTCATTGAGCTTCTGGTCTTTAATCTTGACTTGCTGAACAGCTTCAGCCTTGGCTGCTTCAGCAGCCTCTTTGATGCGCTGATCCATTTCAGCGCGTAGGCGTTCTTCACGCTCCTGCGCTTCTTTGATGCCCCGCAGTTGATCGGGCTCTAGGCCTTGAAGTTGTTGCTCTAGGGCCTTGAGGCGACGTTCGGCTGCTTTGCGAGCATCGCGTTCTTTCTCCAGGGCGGCTAGGCCAGGAGTGCCAAGCGCCTCAGCGGTGGAACTGGCTGGTGGGGCGTCAAGGTCGGTGGATTGGTCCAAGTCCGTGGTGTCGGACATAGATAGCGGTGACTACCCAAAAGGCTAGCAGTGGCTAGTCAGGAATCAAGTAATGGGTGCTATAAAAGCTAAATAACGGGCTGCCAGCAACCAACGGGCGATAGGAGTTGCTGACAAAATAGGTGGGATCAGTCGTAGGAAAGCCACTGACGTGTTCAAAGGCCAGTTCGAAACCCGGATTATTTGGCGGTGTGACTGCTTGGGTGATTCCGGCTTGGTCTTCGGCCAAGAGCCCACTCACATCGAGCAAGTCTTCCAACGGCTGAACATCGCTTGGGGTGTAGGAGGCAAAAGATCCAGGCACATTGGCTCCGAGCAAGCTGTAGCCCTGACAGCTCAGCCAGGCTGGATCCAGGGTACTCAGTTCGTGAACATTGCCATTTCGCAACACCCGCTGCCCAGTTGTAAGATTAACGCCGGCTATGTTATTAAGTTTTAAACGTGCCTCAAAGGGTTGCTTAGACTGGTTGAAAAAATTAGGCGCTGCTACGTTTTTACCATCTAAGGCGCCAACTGAAATTAAATCAGGAGTTCCTCGGTCTCCGTCCGTATTAAGAGTCTGGGTGTAGGAGTAGGGGCCAAGCGATCCGCTGTGCAAGTTGCTCAGGTATGACCACGCGCTTTGCCCGCACGCTTTGAAAGGATGAGAATTTGGCAGGCTGGCACTGATAGCTTCTTTAAAGCCCGTGTAAGTTCCATTGCGGGTATATTCGTAAACTGCGCCTAGTGCAAGTACAGTTATATTGCTTAAAGAGCTGGTATAAAGAGAAGAGGTGCCGTGCTCAATGCTGCCATTACTCAAGTCTACGCTAACTGTTAGCAGGTCGTAGCTAGCCGAAGCCGCAAATGGGTCGACGCTGTTGCTGCTGGTCACTAGACCAAATAAATCCGGGAAACTCTCAGGCTGTGGATGCACAAGCACAAAGAGCACTGTATAGCTGGCTTCAAACCTCGACGTGCGCAGCAGTGTGCAGTAAAGCTTGCCATCAATGACCTGCTCTGCAACTCGCACTGTTTCATTAATCCGCTGTCCATACCATTGTGTATCAAGAATAGTTTTTGTCATCCAGGTAGGATATTCGTTATTAACGTAATCTACTGCTGCAGCAATAAATCCAGGATCTTGATCCGAGGGAAGCGCTGGCGGGCTCAACTCCCACGGTGCAAACTCTGCAACCTTTCCCTGGCTGCCGGTGTAAACCTTAACTGTTCGGACTATCTCGGAACCTGAGAACGGCTGGGTGACGAAATAAACCGGCTTAAGCTGAGGCCCGCCGCGGCGCCGTGCGCCGGGGCGATACCGTGCAACAGGCCTAACCACGCAGCGTCTTCAGCGCCTCCGCCGCTGCCAGCTTTGCCTGATACCGCAGGTTCAACGCAATCCGGTTGGCCTCTACCTGCTCCTGCAGCCGCTGGCGCAGCTCGTCATTGCCGCTGCCACCCGTCACCACCACATTCACCGGGCTGTCAGCCATCAGTCATTCACCGCGAGCTTGACGCTGTAGCCAATCGTCTGGCCATCACTGATGGTCACTGCGGCGTTCTCAGTCAATACGCCGTAGACGCTGCCATTGCACTTGCGCACGAGGAGCGTGCCGCTGCCGGTGCTGGTGATGTTTACGAGGTTGCCGCTGGCCACAGGCGTGGCGGTGTGCAACGTGATCGTGGAGCTGGTGACGCTATCGACAAAATACAGCGTGCCAGCCGTCAGCCCACCAGGCAGCGTGCCACCACTGTTGGCTGTAACGGTGACGGCATCACCATCAGCGAGGCCATGGCTGGCCACGGTGATCACATCCGTGCTGGGGTTCACGTCCGTGCTGGCGGTGATCGGTCCACCGGCCTGGCCATCAGCTGCCGCATTGAGCAGCAGCACCACATGGGTGTAATTCAGGCTACCGCCTGAGGCTGCAAACTCGACTGACACCAAGGGTTGCTCTTGCCGTGCAGCGCTAGCGCTATAAGCGCCGACCGTCAGCGCAGCGCTCTGGAAGCGGGCGTAGCCGTTGGTGCCTTCCACCAGCTCATGCTGCAGCCAGGTGGCGATGCCAGCTTCTGTGGATGGTGCCGTAGCGGCATTGACCAATGCGGCAGTAAGCACTTTGCCGCTGTAAGCCTCGGACATGACGCGGGCTAGTTCGGCCTGCGTGACGGCGGTGGTGACGGCCATTGATAAAACCCTGTGCCTCAAGTTGCCTTAAGCCAGTGGGAAGAATCAGCGTTGCCCTTACTCCACCGGGATGACGCTGGCCGCAGGCAGCACAAACCATGCGGTGCTGTTGATGCTGCCGAAAATCCAACTCTTGTTGGCAGCGGGGACTGGTGCGGGGTTGGGGTTGAGCACTGCGCTGGCGCTATAGACGTTGAAAAGGCCGGTGTTGTCGGGCGAAACGCCCATACGGACCTCGAAAACATGGAAGCCGTCAAACACCGATGCCTTAAAGAACGCCACTTCCCACACGCGGTAGATCGTGCCGGTGTTGGTGGCGCTGGTGTTGCCCTCCACGCGAACGCGGAAGGTGTTGGGGGTAGAGCGCACAAACACCTTTTGCATGGAGTCGTCGGTGGCGTTGATGAAGATCTTGGGAAGGGAAGGGTTGCCATTACCCAGCCCGGTGAATTGACTTGAACCGGCACCAAAGGTGATATAGCCGTTAGGGCTGAGCCAGAAGCTGGTGTAGGAAACGCCGTTGAAGAGGAACGGGAATGACATCCCCGTGACTTCTAGCGGAGTGTCATCGACGTTACCGTTGAAGACTTGCGTCCAGCCTGCTGGGGTTGAGGTAGTGACGCCGCTGCCGGCAAGAGGCACAGCGTCGCCAAAGGCGATGTCAAAGGCAAAGTTTTCCAGCTCCAGCACCACCTCAGGCGACAACGCCTGCACTGCGTCAAGCTGCAAACGCACCTGCAGTTGCTCGCTGTTCTCCAGTTCCAGCACCACCTCAGGCGACAACGCCTGCACTGCCTCCAGCTGCAAGCGCATCTGCAGATCCGGACTATCCATGAGGCGGTTGATGCCCAGCGGCACCGTGATCGCCTCCAGCTGTAGCCGCACTTGCAAGCTGGTCACGATGATCGGCTTAAACGGCAGTGCCAGCTCGATCGGCTCTAGCTCAGTTTCAAATACCTCTGATTCGTCATCCGGCAACGCATTGAGCAGGGCATTGATCGCTGCTTGATCGCTCACATCCACCGGGTCGATCACGGTGATGCTGTTAGCCGGCGGCTGCGGGCCATTCACCACTAACGCTGGTGGCGTTGGCAGCGCAGTAGTGTTAGGTGCCACGGGCGTCCAGCGCGGCCCGTTCACATCCCCGCCCGCCAGGCCCCAATAGAGGGCATCAGTGGAGACCATGCAGCTGTTGGCGTCAAACGCAAAGCTGGTGCCATTGAGCCGATACGTTGCCGTGATGCCATTGCTGCTAAGGTGAAATGGATGCAACGGATTGCTGGGCAGGATGCCAAGGCCGGTGGTCACCTGCATGCCAAGCCGGTGACCGATCAGCAATTGGTTCTGTTCCATGGCATAACGGGCAGCCTCACTTACGGCCTCACCGTCGCTGATGGTGCCATCGTCGTTCACGATGTCATCCGAGAGGAACGGCACGCTAAATACTCGGCTGTTGTTGGGCCGTTGCTCTGGTTCCGGACCCACCTGAATCCTGCTGCCACCTTGGATCACCACATCTGCGTTCTGATATGGAGCCAAGTAGTCAGGCACAGGCTTTTCTTTGCCCTCCTGCTGCACGTCGCGGGTGACCACCTCGAAATCTTCCAATACCAGAGGGAAGAATTGGTTGATCAACGGCGCTGGATTGATTGATTGGCCGATGAGCTTGCTAGCAGCAGCACTGATTGCTTGCTGCCCCATCTGCGTCAGTCCATAAGCCACATAAGTGGTCTTCACTTCCCGCATCACATTCTCGCCGTACAGAAATTGTGTGCGGATCACAGAGGATATCTGCTCGCCTGAGGGGATACTGCTCAGCTTGGTGTAATCCTTAATCCCACACCGTCCAAGCGCTTCAAGATAAGACATCGTCTCAGTGGCAACGTGCACTGTGACGCGGAAGGTTGGCAGCTTGGGGAGCAACACCACCCGGTATTTTGCGACAATGGGGGGAGTGTTGCTTAACGGATCATTAGCAGTAAGATTGGCGATTGCTGATTGAACCTCATTGTCTGCCTGCTCTTCCTCTTTATCCGTCAGCGGCGGCGGATCAATTTTTTGGTACTCGTATTGATCCACCTTGCGGCTAGTGATCGGCGTGGTGGCAGCGCTATTGCCCTGTGCGCGTAGCTCAGAGATTCGTAACAGTGTGCCACTAACATTAGATCCAGCATTGAGCTGCGCCTGCAGACTATCTGCTGTATTCAGATAATCCTGCACCAGCTGGCTGTTGACCTTGACCGCAGCAGTGGTGGTCTCAGCTCTGCGCTCTAGCGTGCGATTGTCGGGCTCAGCCTTTTGCTCACTGGTGATCACCGTCTCAGTAATCGGGAAGCTTTTCGTGCTGCCGTTCTTCAAAGTGACCTTAACGGCTGTCTGGGTTGACATGCCGTTGTTGTCCCAGCTGGCCGTAAAGGCCCCCAGTGCTTTATTTTCAATATCAACGCCAGGGGCAAAAAGGGCTTGTGGCGTCAGTGCTTCTTGACCAATATGAACGCCAGGGGTGTAAATGGCTTGCGGCGGCTGCTCCTCTTCGATCTGCTTTGCCGTGCCGGTGCCAGTGGGATTCTCCGTAAAGTCCACCCCTCCGGTGTTGGGGTTGATGTCCACCACCTGCTCGAATGTCACCACTGGGCCATTGGTTGGCAGGTTGGCGTAGGGGATCGCCTCTAGCTCGTTCTGTGCATCGAGGTAGCCGACATGGCCGGCACTGGCCAGCATGTCTGAAAGCGTCTCGATGTAGTCCTCACAATAAAGGTCCGTGATTTGCTGGTTGATCGTCCAGGTGCCAAGCGATTTGACGGTGATGCCGACGCGATCGCAAATCAGTGCCGCAGCTTCATGCAGGTCCATCGTTGGAGCAGTTCTCAGCTCACCACGGTTCAAGCCATCGAGCAGGTTGCTGCTGACCACCCCGCCGCCTTTGCCGCGCTCGTAGGCCAGATCATTGGCCAACTGCACCTGGGTTTGATTGCTAAGCGGATTGGCAAACGCCTGCGTCACCTTGAAGTGGCTCCTGGGAAACCGCGCCACCGTGCCGCCATCTGGGGTGACATAGCCCAGCGTCACCCGATCGCCCATGGCCGGTGTGATCAGCCCAGCAATCACGACCTCGCCAGTGCTGAAGATCAACCCTTGATTTTGAATGTGGTCATCACGCACGCTGCCCGAGATGACAGGACCCAAGTTGCAGATCACCTGGGCGCGAACATCAAGCACCATTAGACCTCTTCCACCGTGATGCTTACGGTCCAGATGTTGGTCTTGAGTCCACCGACGATCCGCGCTTCAACGCTGGCGGTGGGCGGTGAAGTCGGCCACCAGCTGCCAGCAGCAGGCGTGCTCTGGACTGTCGTTGCCACCCAGTTGCGCAGCGTCGTAAAGGCCGCTTCGTCGGCCACCGTGCCCGTGATCTGCTGCACTCTGGAGCTACGCAGCGGCCCTTGGATGTAAGGGAAGCCACCAGCGGTGCGCTCCAGCGTTGGCAGGTCGTCCAGAGTCTCCATTGAGTCACTGAGCGTGATCACAACTCCGCCCAGGGTGACGGTGCCCAGGTCTGGGTTGAGCGCATCACCTGCGGCGGCATCCTTCTCCAGTGCCTTTTTGGCAACCGCCAGTGCCTTGGTGGCATCCACCAGCGTGGCGCTTACCTGGACGTAGACACCCAGCTGCTCAAACGTTGGCGCCTCAGTGAACCAGCACGCCACCGAGCTAGCGGTGATGCCATTGGCAGAGGCAGAGAGGGTCACCGTGCTGCCGACGGTGCCACTGACCAGCGAATCAGGATCCGCTTGCCGTGCCGCTAGCCAGGTGTCAAAAATGCTTTTGAACTGGCTTAGCTGCGTGCTGTTGAGCAGCCCGCTAAGCGTCCAGCTGGGTGCCACCAGCCCTCGCCGCACGTCATCTGCTTCGTAGCCAAACGGCTGAGCAGTAAGGGTCTTGATCTGTAGCCCGTTAATGGTGACGCTCATCTCACCTTGAGGTGCCGCTCACCACTGCTGCACTTGAGTTGCCCCGGCTGCTACCGCTGTTGTTGACGGTGACGTTGACGGTGGGCGGTCGGCTGGTGTTGGTGGCGATTTGGGAGAGGATGTCGTTCATGCGGGTAAACTGCTGGCTGCCGTCGATCACGGTGTTGACCTGGGCTTGAAAGGCAGTGGAGAGATCACCACGGGCCTGGGCAGCCCCTTCAAGCTCGGTCTTGAAGTTCTGCGCGGAGACCTTTGCGGCGTTGGCATAACCGACTTGATTGCGCAGCTCGGCGTTCACATCGGCCTGCAGCTGGGCTTGCTGCTCCACCGAGCCAAACTCGGCCTGAGCATTCAGGGCGATCAGCCGTTGCTGGCTGAGCTGATCACGCTGAGCGGCCTGCTGCTCCTGCAACAGCTGACTGCGGAGGTTGCCAAGGCCCAGCTCTTCGGCGTTCGTCTGGCGAATCAGATCCAGGTTTTGCTGCGCCAGCGCCACCTGCTGCTGCGTTTCAGCGCTGCCCTTCTCGGCATTACGGGACTGTGCCTGCAAAAGGGCGATGCGAGCTTCAATTTCAGCCCGCTGGCCGGCTGCTGCGTTCTTCTGCTGCTCAAACGCCAAAGCCGCCTGCTGACCTTGCTGCTCCGTCACCAAAGCGCGGGCCTTGAGGTCAAACTCAGCCACGGTCTGGTTGAACTTGGCCTGCCCGTATTGCAGCTCTAGCGCCCGGCGCTGTTCGTCATTGGTAGCGAGCTTCTGCGCTTGCGCTAGCTCCTGATCCAGCAGGCTCTTGATCGTGTCGCTGCGGCCGATGGCGGCATCAGCGCGGACCTTGTTGATCTGGCCAACGAGGTTGTATTCCTGTTGATAGACCCCCAAGCGCTTTTCCTGCGCTTGCAGATTCAGCTTGTCCGCAGACAAGGAGGCCAGCTTCTGATTGCGTACATTGGTCTCAGCCTGTTGCGCTGCGGTTGCACCTTTGATGGCAGCGGCATTGGCTTCAATTAGCTTTTTCTTGGATGAATCTGCTTCTTTTGTCAGATTCTTTTGGCTACCGGTGGCATCATCAAGAGCTTTGCCGACTGCTGCCGCTGTTGCTGCACCCACGCCCAACGCAATGGCCACCTTGGCTGCATTGGCAGGGTTGAGGATGGTCTGCGCAATGGCAGCTGCGACAGCCAGCGCCTTCTGAGCCACTGCTGCTGCCTTGGTGGCATTGGCGATCAGGTAGAACGCCGCCGCAGCACTACCCACACCGGCAAACACCTGCACCAAGGTCTTGGTGTTTTCTGCCGCAAACTGCAGCGAACCGGTCAACCCCTGCACCGATTCCGTAACGGTCGGGAGCAGGGTTTCACCTAGCTTGATCTGCAGCTCTTCCCACGCATTGGCCAGCTTCTGA